GTGTTGAACCCCCAACAAATTTAATAAAAACAACTTTTGAATTAGTTCCCGGTGAATCTCTAACCACTGTTGGCTGGAGTCTTGGTTATAAGAAGGTAAGTAAAAAAGGTGTCATGAACTATTATGGGAGTTTGATTGAAGACAATGGTCAGATTATGAGAATGCTTGCAAATAAAGGATCAATATATTTTGGTGATTCTGGTGGTGCAGTATTTGAAGATAATGGGAAGTTAGCAGGCATAATTAATTTTATGAGTATTGATACAGAAACACAATCTGTTGTGGACAATGGTGCTGCAAAAATTGATTATTATTATCCATGGATAGATAGTGTTATGAAACAAGAAGTCTGTGACTGGCCTTGGTTTTCGGAATAAATATCTATGTATCACATGTTAATAGGAATCGATTATTCTATAACTTGCCCTTGCTTGTGTTTATTTGATGAACGCAAGACTTTTAAGTTTGATAATTGTTTTTTCTATTATCTCACCAATATTAAAAAATATGCTGATAAGATTGCACCAAATATCACCGGTGAATCATTTCAAGAATATGTACAAGATGTAGATCGATTTGACACAATATCAGAATGGGCAACGAATCTTTGTATTGGTGCTGCAGACGTTGGTATGGAAGGTTATGCATATGGTGCTAAAGGTAGAGTATTCAATCTAGCGGAGAACATGGGTCTTCTCAAATACAAGCTCTACAAGCACGCCATTCCTGTAACCATCGTAGAACCAGCCAAGGTCAAGAAATGTGCCACAGGTAAAGGTAATGCTGATAAACAGGTAATGTATGATACCTTCAGTAAAGAAACAAACACTGATTTGAAATCAGTGTTTGGTCAGAAAACTTTAAGCAATCCTGTTACAGATGTTATTGACAGTTACTATGTTTTAAAGGCTATGATAGAATCTAAAACTTAACGAGCAATTCTTCCAGCATTCATATTTGCACTGGCATCAAGTTTGGCATGAAATCTTTTTGGAACTTGACCATTATTTTTAATACGATCAATTACTTCTTTAAATTGACCTCCAACAACTTTCTTTGGAGTTAAGGTAGCATCAATTGCTAAAGTTGGTGTGCTTGCCTGCCAATCTCTCTGCACCTTCTTCTTCTTACACTTTGGACATGCTTTTTTGCATGGAATTTCTCTATCAGATAGAGATAACATTTCATCAAAGGTATGGTCACATCCATTACATATAAAAGCGTAGTTGGGCATTATTTTTTCTTTCTAAAGGTAATTAGCATGTTTTCAAACAAGAATCCGTAAGAAGGTTCCTTTGGTCTACTAATGAGTTCCATATTCGCTTCTTTTACAGATCGGTTGCCTTTAAACAGATTACATGCTCTACATGCGGCTACCATATTCACCCAAGATGATGCTCCACCTTTAGAGGTAGGAACAATATGGTCAATTGTAGCATCTTTGTTATTCATCTCTTTTCCACAATATTGGCAGCAATAGAGATCTCGTCTTAAAATATTCTGCCTAGATGCAGCAGCCTTTTTAAAGGGTAATTTTACGTAATACTTTAAAATTAAAATTTTGGGAATTTTAATAGTTTTAGATACAGAGACAACTTCGATAAATTCATCTGAGACATCCCCCCAAACTTTATCTCTAGCTATTAATTTGTATGCTTTACTAATGGTAATGATATTAAGGGGTGTACTATCTTGGTTTAACAAGAGAACCTGTTTATTCATACCTTTTAAGTATTTATAGAAATCTAAATATTTCATAACCATGGATAATAAACAAGATCGTAATTTTTATTGGGAAGTTAAAGATTTTATGGGGAAACCACAGGAAATTCACAAACCTGTCAAAACCCCCAATGATATGGTGTCAAGTATAAAAAACATTCTTGAACAGAATAAATTATATAAACCATCATCATTTAATCCTAATATTAACTCAGCATCAACCATTCGTCAAGCAATTAATGCTATAGAACGAAATAACCAAAAAGGTACACCTGAGAATATTCAGCATACCAAAAATATTCCATCAAATCCGTTTGGAGTAATTAGAGAAGGTATTTTTGATGAAACTCTAGATGCTGTTTCAAAAAAAATTAAAGGGATTGCTGGTAATATTGGAATGAGTACTGATGCAACCGCTGGAGAAGTTGGTGCACAAGTAGATAGTCAACAACTTACTCCCGGTGTTCCTTTAACTCCGGATCAAAAGGCAATGCGTGATTTGGAAGGTCAGGTTAAAGCCAAAGAAGATATGACCGCAGCCAATTTAAATACAAATACTCAACAAGCAACCACAGCAGAAGAACCAGAAGAACCAGCACCAGAAGATCGTAGTGCCGATGATAGAGAAAATAATAGAGGCAAAGCCCCTATGGCACCAGTCTCACCTCCTCCCCCACCACCTCCACCAGAACCAGAACAAACACAAGCTCCTCAAAGTTCACCACAACCCAGTGCTTATAAAGAATCTAGTAAATTAAAAGATACTATTAATAATTTAAGAGGTGCGAGAGGAATGATGAAAGGAGACGGTGATGGTGGTGGTGCAGCCGGTGCTGCAGCAAGAACTTCAGATCGCCGTGCAAGATCAGATGCAATTCGTACTGCAACTATTGCTGCAGGTAGTGAACGAGATGAACTTAAATCAAGGTGGAATGAAGCAAGAGCAAAAGATCCAGGTAGTTCAGAAACTATTGCATTACAAAAAGAACTTCGTGCAGCAAATGATTCAATCAATCCTGCTGGTCCACAACAAGGTAATATAAGACAATCAGATATTGCTTTACGTTATGCTAAACCAGGTCAACGTGGTGGAAGTCAACAAAGTGAAGCTGAAACTACTAGAATTGCAAATGAATTTATTGCATCACAAAAAGCATTAAAGGCTCCAGCAGAAGATCGTAGTGCTGATGATAGAGAAAATAATAGAGGTAAAGCCCCTATGGTTTCCACTACTCCAGCTGATGACGTAAAAGATGGAGACTTCTCACGTAGAGATGGTTCACGTGGAAATATCAATACCCCTGCCCCAGCTGATGATGTAAAGACTGGTGACTTTTCACGTAGAGATGGTTCACGTGGAAATATGGGAACTGGGATGCCATCCAAAACACCTACCCCATCAACTACAACACCTCTGAGTACCACCACTAATAGTGGTTCTGGATTAGGTTCTGGATTTTTAAATAGCCCAACTGAAGAAACCGCACCAAATATTTTTCCAAATATGACCTTAAGTGGAAAAGAAGTCAATAAAAAAACCAAAGATTTAAGCACAAGTTTACAAGCATAAATAAATAGTTACACCCAATAAAGGATATTACCATGGATTACATGTCTAGATTATACCAAAATAAAGCAATTCAACTTCAAGAACAAATTGATTTTTTAGAAAGAACGTTGAAGCAATTAACAGAAGCCGCAGCATGGTCTCCTTCTAGTGGTGGTCCCGCTGTTCCTGAGTCTGGTGCAGGAAATAATGAACTCAAAGATAGAATGAGAAATATTAAACAAAGTGGTGATCGTCCACAATCTAAAGAATATCTAGAAATGGAAGCTGAATTGAACCGAAGAACTGGAGGTGGCTCACCAGCTCAATCTTCATCTGCAAGCACACCAGTTTCTGCTGGACCGAGTTTTACTGCCAGTCCTGTCTTACCCGGCAATGAAAAGAGAATGCCTGTACAACCAGTTTCTGCTGGACCGAGTTTTACTGCCAGTCCTGTCTTACCCGGCAATGAAAAGAGAATGCCTGTACAACAGTCTGCTCCAAAATCAACCACTACTCAACCTGGTGTAGATATAACTAGACAATCCCCAGATCAAATTGCTGCAATGAATGATCCAGCTAGAGGTGGACAAAGTGGTAAATTTGGTGGAGACAAAAAGGCTGTTGCTCCAAGTCCAAGCCCATCTACTACCGCAGCACCAAAATCTGGTAAATCATCAATCAGTGTAAATGCCAGTGGATTCCAAGCTCCATGGGTTGGAAAACCACAAGCAACACCAGCACCACAAACAACACCAGCTCCACAATCAACTAGACAAACTCCCGATACATTGGATTTAGTTAATCAACGTCCAAAGCAAGATAGTGGATTACAAGGAACATTAAATAAAGGATTTGGTTTAGATTGGCTAGGAACACCTAGTGCTAAACCAGAACCAACGCCACCAGCACCAGATTGGTTTACAGGAGCTCAAGATTTTAGAAATAGATTTAAAAATCCTGGTGCATCACAACCAACAGGTGAAGCACCATTGTCACAAACAGAACCAACTCGTGTAACTCCCCCCACAGGAGTATCTCCTGAAGAATTTGAAAGATCAGCAATGGGTCCTGGAGAAACTCCAAAAGCCAAAGCTACAAATCCTAAAGTACTTCCATATCAACCAATTTTATTCGATCTTAGTAAAATTGGACAATTAAATAGTTGGGATTCGCGTCAAGCTTGGAATAATGCAGGACAAGCAGGTGCTAAAGAAGCACGAGATAGAGATGCAGTAGCAAATACTCCTGTAAATCAACCTGGGACTGGTTATCAAGCTGAAAGAGATGCATTTAGAGCTCGTGCTGTTAAAACAACTGCAGTTAATAATGCAGTTAATAAGCTAATGCCTTCGTTTACTAAACCCAATAGCGTTTCTCGCAAACCAAGATAATACAAAATGGATTATTTAATTGAGTATTATAAAAATCAAATAGATAAATTAGAAGAATATAAAGCACTTCTTGAATCATTATTATTTGAATTGAGTAACTTAAATGAAGATGGTCCACCACCCCGTACAGGGTTAGACCTTAGACATGTAAGTGATCGTACACCCACTACAAATATTAATACAATTTTAGATAGAATAAGTAGGTATGGAAAAGGAAATCTTACTCCAAAGGAACTAGAAGTATTATCAAGAGCAAGTGCGGCAAGACAAACAAGAGTTGTAGGTGGTGAACCAACTGTATCAAGTACACCATCTAGTAAACCATCCAGTCCAACATCCCGTACACCAGCTAGCACACCAACAAATCCAAAACCACCATCAACATCTTCCAATGTAGGAAGAACCGTTGCTAGAAACATACCAACAGTTATAAAAGCCGGAACCGCTTTAGGGAAAATGGTACCACAACAACTCCCAACAGCTGGACAAGTTGTAAAGGGTGGAGCTAAACAAGTTGCAAAACTTGTTACAATTCCTGCTGAAGTTGTTACAAGTACAGTAAAATCATTGAATCCAGTTAAAAAGGTACCCGGTGGTGTTGGAGTTAATTGGGGTGGAGTTCAAAGAATAGGTGGCTTCGGAGCTGGTATCGGTGGTATGATTGGAGCCGATTTAGCAATGGATGCTGCTGGTATCAAAGATCAGTCTTGGGCTAATGCTGTGCGCATACCTGTATCATATGCAGCCGGTGGTGCGGCAGATGTAGCTGGTACAGCTTTATTTGCTGGCACATTACCATCTGCAGCAGCAGTGGGTAGTGCTGCAGCTGGAGGAGCTGCTTTAGGCGCAGTAGGGTATGGAGCATATAAACTTGGTGAATATATTGGAGATAAGACAGGCTTACAGGATGCTATTGGTAATGCTTTAGGAGGTGCCTCTGAGCTCAATACCGCTAAAACCGGATTGCGTGGTGGTGATCCCAACATAAATATTAAAAATGCTGCTGAAGATGCCGAAGAAGAAGCTAAATTAAAACGAGCAAAAGATATTGAAGCAAAAGCTAATAAAATGTCTGGTAAACCTACTGTTGTTCCTGCAGGACAAATGGAATATAATGATGCAGAGCTTCCAGATGAATTCTTTAGTTCCCCTGAAGAAGCAGCAGCATATCGAAATCAAAGAGCAAAATAACATATGCGTAAATTAAATCCAATAATTTCTTTTATTCTTGAAGAAAGATATAATAATACATTAAATGGATTTGAGAATTCTGATCAAGAAACATTTATGTGTGAATTTTTAAATGTTCCAGCTGGTTTACTAGCAAAAGAGCTTATAGGTAGGATGATTGCTAAAACAGCTGCAGAAGTTTCTGCAGAAGCTGCGGCAAAAGCTGCTGCGGAGCGTTTGGCGCGAGATGCAGCTATTGCAGCCAGAAAAACTGAATTAGAATTAGCTCGTCAAGCTGCTGCTGCACGTAACTCAACAGCACTTCCACGGTCAACTGGTCCTACAACTGCACCACCCGCCACACCAGCTCCAGCTACACCAGCTCCAGCTACACCAGCTCCAGCTACACCAGCTCCAGCTCCAACTACACCTCCAGTTACACCATCTCCCGCTCCACGAAATCCATTAGAACCAGAACCAGGTGAATATTTACGACCAACTTTACCTGAAACCTTGCCCGGTGCCAATCCTGTAGTACTTCCACCCAGAGGTACTCCTGGAGCCCCATATCCTAGAACTGTTCCAAGGCCATCTACACGTCCTGGTGTAAAACCAACAGAAACTAAGCCAGAAACTAAGCCAGAAACTAAGCCAGAAACTAAGCCAGAAACTAAGCCAGAAACTAAGCCAGAAACTAAGCCAGAAACTAAGCCAGAAACTAAGCCAGAAACTAAGCCAAAGACTGAGCCAAAGACTGAGCCAAAGACTGAGCCAAAGACTGAGCCAAAGACTGAACTAAAGACCCAAACCAAGACTAAAAGCCAAACCAAAAATACAAAGAAAACTGGTCGAGGAACCAAAACCATGGAACCATTTAAGCCACCATTTATTCCTCCAATTTTTGGATTTGGTAGTAGTCCAGAGCGTGGATCAGAAGAATACGGATTTAAAGGACAAGCCCAGAACATTGATTTGGGCTTAGGAGCAGAAGCAATGGGTCAATTTGCTACTCGATATAAAGCAAGATAAATAATTGTATATATGTTAATTTGTTGTATACTCATCTGGTGAAATTCTATGGCTATTATATCTACTAAACAATTTGTTCATAAGCCGTTATTACTTGAAGGTTCTTTAAATGAAGTATCTAGTACTGGACCTAGAATGTATAATACACCAGAAGGAATTTTTCCTTCTGTAACTACAGTCGTAGGGTTTCGTAAACAAGAGTTTTTTGCTGAATGGAGACGAAAGAATCCAGAAGAAAGTAAACGAGTTCTTGCTCGAGGAACTAAATTTCATAGCCTTATTGAAAAATATTTAAACAATGAAGATCTAGACTATGACAATCTTCATTCTGGAATCAAATCTTTATTTTCAATTCTACGACCAGAAATCGATAAGATTGATAATATTGTAGCATTAGAAACTCCACTATGGTCCAAGATACTTGGGCTAGCAGGAAGAACTGATTGCATTGCTGAATATGATGGTAAACTTTCCATTATTGATTTTAAAGCAAGTACAAAAGAAAAACGAACAAAGGATGTTGATAACTACTTTGCTCAGGCTACAGCATATTCATTGATGTTCCAAGAACGAACCGGTATTATTATTGATAATTTTGCAATAATGATTGCATGTGAAGATGGTCTTCATCAAGTATTTCAAGATAAACCCATTAACCATGTTAAACATTTAAAATTCTTGATTACAGATTATAGGAAACATCATGGCACAGTATGAATCTCGTTCATTAGAAGAAAGTGTTAATACTCGTGGAACCAAATTGTGGACACAGATGAATGATAATTCTAAATCTGTAAAAGCCAGAAATCAATTTGTTCAAGATCACGGTGGATTCTTTCGGCGAGAAGGTAGATACTGGAGATGGATTACGGATGTTGCTACAAAGAATGGCTATTGGCTAAAAAGAGTAGAAACAGAAGAAAAAGTCTTCTTTTCTAATATGGGAGAATTCGCAACTGCCAATGGCATGACCTCAAATAAAATATGTGAACTTTTAAATGGTACTCGTAAAACTTATAAAGGTTGGACTGCAGTAGAAATAAGACCAATTATGGAAGTTGGTCCACGGGTAAAATTAAAGGAACCAGTTAGAAAAAAGGTCATAAAGACCAAATCTACTATTCTGGTAGAGATGACAACAAATCAAGTTATTCCGGTGACAAATTTAAAAGAATTTGCACGTAACAACAATCTCTCTTACACTGGAATTAAAAGTTTAGTAAATGGGAAGATAAAAACCCATAAAAATTTTAAATTATACAATCCTCTGGCAGAATATAAGGATTCTTCAGAGCCTAAATAATTTAAGATGAACTTTAAAACACTGTTATCAAAAATTTTAAACCCTTCGACACTTAATGAAGTAACTGCATCACCCAAATTGGGGGCTTCAGAACAAAAAGATAGGGCTAAATCAGGTGCAGGAAACAATCTTGCAAAGGATGCTGCGCGTAAACGCATAGAACGTGGTAAACAAGTTCCGAGAGATCGTAAACCAAAACAAGAACTTATTAAAGAAGTAATTTTGGTTGAAACCAAAAGCGGTCGTGTCCAACTAATCTTTAAAGATTCCTTTAATGCAAGTTTGCATAAAAAATTAAATAAAGATGTTTTAACCATTGAAGAAGCACAACAGGCTACAAACTCTAAAGAGTTTGAACAAACCCGTGCATCTAAACTTTTGTTTGGTGATACTAAAGAAAAAGAAGGTAGTAAAAAACAAGGCAAAAAAGAAGAAGAGTCTAAGGGAAAACGAGAAGGAAAAGATAAAGAAGAAAGTAAATCTTCTTCTGGTGAAAAGAAAGAATCTGGGAAAGCCAAGAAACTTTCTAAAGATCAAATGTTCCAAGCAATGAGTGAAATGGAACCAGATCAATTACTGGGTATGCCACAAGAATTACGTAATGAATATTTTAAGATGATTCGTAAGCCTCCGGCAAATACGGATTTTGATCAGCTATCTTATGAAAATCTAACTGTCGAATATGGTATCAATGATACTTCTTCTACTCCATATAATCAACAAGTAATGAATGCATTAGTGTTCATAGCAAAGTTGAAATCTGGTGCGAGTAGGCAAGAAATGTTAACATACGGAGCCATGACCGAAGATGCTAATGATTTCACACGAGCAGCATTCTTTACCGCCAGAAAGATTCTATCTCAAATTGGTGATGAATGTATTCAAAACCTATTAACCAATGTAGAAAATGGCGGTAAGCCAGTAAATGCAGAAGGTGCAAGTGATATGCAATGTGGTGAATATAGATTTAAAGTTGCAGCCGGTGGAGAGATGTCTCTATCTACAAATCAATTTGATCAATCAAATAAAAACTTTAAAGGATTTGTTGCTAGTGCATTAACGCAATCCTTATCCAATCCTAATGTAATTTCATCAGATCCAAAACTTGCAGCAGTATTCCAAAAGATGCAAAAAGGAAAAGCAGCATTTTCTGATGTTTTGATTCCAGATGAAATGTTGAGTCAGATTAAAGCTGATCCAGCAATGTTAAAAAAGTTACAATCTACACCAGTAAAAGATGAATCTGGAAATGTTACTGGTACTGTTATTGATGAAGACGGTAATATAAATCCATTAGCCTCAATGGGAAGATATATTAAAGCATGGCAAGAGGGTGCTCTTGAAATTATGCGTGGAGGTAGTAAATCAGCTTTAAAGACAAATATCATTAGTACACTTTTAAAAACTGTATTGCGTGGTGATAATATTGCTGATCCAAAAATGGCTCCCAATCATCTCATTACTGTGAATGGTATTTTTCCAATGACAGATGATTATTTTAATACTATTTCAGCTGAATCAAATTTTGATATGTCCAAAGCTAAAGATACTATGACAGCTTCCAATATATCAAATTACAAGACATCAGCTGCTGAGACGTTAAAGAAGTATACTGCCATAATTGAAGAAGCACAACCAAAAGAAAAGAAAAAAGAAAAGGGAGATGGAATTCTAGTACCTAAAGATTCTATTGAACCTATTCAGTTGATGGTTGACTATCTGGTTAAGAATCATGACTTCCTTTTAAATGCAAGTCTTCTTCCAGGATTTAATAATAAAGATTTAAATTCTGTACAATACAATTATGTTACAATTGGTAAGAAGACAATTAGAATTCCTGTTATGAAGGGTGAAAATATTAGTTCTGAAGTTTTAGGAGAATCTGTAATTTTCCTAAATGATCTTTTAGTAGAATCATTAAGTAATAATTTCGTTCTTGCTCATCTAGTTCGTAATCAACTCATAACCAATGTTGAAGCAGAGTTAATAGAAGATTCATCAAATCTATTAACTGAAAATGCTGAATATGTTATGTTAAACGTAAATTCAATTTACGAAAATGCAGTTGTACGAATGTATGAAAATCCTGTGTGTGTAATTGGTTTAATCAATGATCTTATTATTGAAGAATATAAGCGAGATTACAAAAAAGAATATAAAAATTATCACGGTAAGAAGAAACAAAAAAAAGAACGAGCTGCACGAGGTGCTGCAAGAGATTTGATGATTAAAAAGGGTAGAGCCAAAAAGGGTGATGGCAAAGATATTGACCATAAGAAACCACTTCGTAGCGGTGGTTCAAAAGGTATAAATAATTTAAGAGTTCGTGATAAATCAGATAACCGAGCTGATAACGGACATCATAAGGGTGAACATCAAAATAGGCACTGATAATGAAAAAGCTTACTTCTAGTAAAATTGTAAAGGAAAATCCATCATTTAAACATAAGTGTGGATTGAACAAAATTCAAGAAAATATTGCCAAGAATACCCTTAGATCTCTCAATGAACAAGTATACAATCCAGATCTATATGGGCTAATAAGAAACAGGACTAAATAGAGGACAACCATGAAATTTAAACAACTCGTATCCAGAATTACCAAACTCGTTGAAAATGCGGGTGAACACACCTTTGGTGGTGGTCTTTATATAGGTGACCCACAAGGCAAAGTTGGTCAATCTCCCCTCACAGACAAGGGAACCTTCAACCTAGCCCTCCCAAGGCAGATAGACGCTATTAACGCTATGTTGTACACCTTCTCCTCCAGAGACTACATCAATCCAGATGCTATTATGGGTGTTGTACAACAAAAATTGAATTTGGTTGGACTAGACTTTGCAGCCCCAAAAATGCAAATTCCAGATGGTGTTAGCACCTTTGAACTCGTTCAATACGGTAGCCCACAATTGGGTGTATATGGTCAAAATCCATACGATGATGTAAACAAGGCTGGGTTCAAGCAAGGTGACGGTATCAAAGAAAAAATTGGTCATTCTTTGGCTCTTCAAGTTACTGTAACCATGCAACCAAACCATCTGCGTAAAGTTAGTCTGGTAATCGTTCCAACAGCAACTTCTTCATATAATATGGAACTAGATCAAAATGATTGCGGCTGCAAACACTGAGATAATAATGGTTGATAAAAATACTCCCCTGACAGAAGAACTATTTCTCGAATTCTGTCAGGGCTGTTATTTCAACAGTGAATGCACAGGTAAAGCCGAGTTCATGGATGACTTGAAGAGAATCAAATATGTAAAAAGACTTTTACAAAAGATTCACAAACATAAAACTTTAAAGTCAATACGTGAACGACTTATAATAAATCATATAATAATTTTAAGAAATGTGTTTGGCGAAGAAAATGCCATACGCATTTTGTTTTTTAAAGTTGAACCAAGACTATATTCGTATTTAAAATCATTCACTGTATTCTTAAATTTTAATATTAAAAATTTACCAGAAGTAAAATATTCAGAATTGAATACTGACCCAAGAGTAGATAGAAAATTACTACAGGTTGAAAAATGAATACACCACAATACATTCCATCATTTTATTTTTATAAATTTGCTCAAGGAATCTCTGCACCATATACAGAATTAGCTGCATATAGTGCTGGTGCCATTGATTCAAGTGGTAATATATTAAAGGCAGAAAGTAGTATCGATTCATTTGAATATCTGATTATTAAATTAAAGAAGATCTTTGAACAGCTACCTGCTGGATTGACTAAAGCACAATTAACAAATTACCTTAGTACTCTTCAGTTGTTTAGTGAGGCGGTTCAAGCCTATGACATTAGTGATGCTCAATTTGCAGGATTGGTTGAAGGCTATATCGCTCTTAATAAAAATCCAAACACCAGTTATATTGCACTGTGCGAAGATATGGGTGTCGGTGGTGGAGGTGGTGGTGCTGGGACTATTGGTACACCTGTGGTATCCAACAATCAGGGTGGTGTTGGTGGTTTTGATCCTGTTATGGCTCCAATGCAGAGACGAAAACCACCAGTAGGTCTAGACAACTGTGAAATGTTTGATGTCTGCCCAGAAGAAATGGGACAGTTTAAATTAGCTAAAGCCTGGAAACATCTTCCAGCTAGTGAAACCAAAACATATTTACAAAGATATCAAGCTAGAAATCCAAAAGGAAAAATAGCTCTTCGTTCTGTAGATCCAGATACTGGTAAACAAGATATTCATTGGGTTGATTATTCTAAACAAAGTTTTGCTGAAGAATTTAAATTAAATTTTTTAGATATTTTGAATGAAAGTCTTGTCAAGGATTATACGGACTCTGCGAAGGATGATGAAATAAACGTGGCAACAAGAACAAATGATCGGGAAATTAAGCCTCTAGAAATAAGCGGAAAAGAATTACAAACTACCGCTGAAATAGTAAGACAAAAATATGAAGATGAAAAGCAAAAAGAAGACGAGAAGAAGAAGCAGCCTTATCTAAAAGCTGGGTCTGCAGAAAAATATGCAGCAGGAACTGAGTTAGAAAAAAGTATTCCAACTGCACTTGAGCTAATGAAAAGATTGGGAAATCAAGGAGCAGAAATTGCTCAAAGATGGCATGGCCAATTCAGACACTCAGCAGAAAAACCAATATCAACACACGAACCGGATTACTACGGTTTAGGAAATTTAGAGGGGTTAGAAGATTTAGAAAATCCTGAAGATCTTATTAAAGTTTTTGATGCAAAAAATATAAAAGCCAGAGGACAAGTAAATATAGATCCATCAGAGTTTTTTAAAGATACACAAGTTGGTGGTCTTAAGGGATTCCCAACTGTTTCTGGAACACCGGCCCATATAGCAAGAGAATTGGCAACAGAAGCCGGTGACACAAGCGAAGCTGAAAGAATAAAATCTAAAATTCTTGATCCGTTTTATTCAGACCCCGGAGCTCAAGAGCAACTTCGAACCCATTACATGAGCCAAACCTTTCCACAAAATGATAAAATGTCATTAAGATTGGCAACAAAAAAAGGAAGAGAGTTAATTCCAATAGGCGTTGCGGATGCTGAAACAATCTTAAGAAAAGGAATCTCTGTAAGAACAACTAGGGGCGGCAAACAACCAGTAGAAAAATCACAATTAGGAATAAAGTCTAGGAGTGATTTTGGTATTATTGCTGTTGGAAAAGATAATCCTCTCCAGACATTGCCTAGAGAGGATCAATCTAATTTGGAAAGATTGTCGCCAGAACTAAAAAGATTTAGTTCTTGGTTAAGAACAACTTAATCCTGAATAAAGTTCTTACAACACTTAGGCTTTGAACAACCAGCATTTTGTCTGGCTTCTGTAATTACCTTAGTATTAGCATCATCCCAACCAGTAGCCCATTCTTCCCAATATACACTGGTAGACTCATTCACATTCGATGCTCGTTCTGCACCACCCATACGGGCTGCATATCCCTTTTGATATGCTTCACCTGGAATATATGTCATTGGAATTCTCCTGGATTATCTACTGGCTTAATTACAATCTGATTAAGCAACTTATCTAGTGCCTTGACATGAGCAAACTGTTCCTTGATAGCAAGGTATCCACGAATCTCAATAAGTTTAAAATATTCTTCTTGACTAAATGGAGTAGTCTTAGGCTTATGTCGAATAGGTCTACGAGAAGGCTTTGGTGGATTATTTGGATTAAACTTATTGTTTGGATTAAAGTGTTTCTTATTATTTTCTTTAGTCCACTCATTTAAAATGTCATCCATGTTCAGATAGTCACGAAGACTATCTGCAGGATTCTCACCATTACGCATTTGATCCCACATCTTTTTAAACTCTGGGCTAGTATTACCAAAGAAGAAGAATCCGTTATTTGGATTGTTCTCTTCGCCATCGTCACCATTTTGCCAATTTCTAAAATCGTTATGATCTGAATTTCCCATTAGTTTCCTTTAGACATCAAAAAATTGTTCGTAAACTTGCTTACCACGGTTATCGGTTACAGAGACAAAACGAACATGACGTTCGATTGAATCACTAATATTTATAGGATCTTTAGGACCAAACTCAATGGTCTTAATCCATGCAGGACATCCACCAATGGAAATACGAACCTCAGTTCCATTGGCATCAGTGCCATAAAAATCAAAGGAAGACTTCTCTCCATTATAATAGGTGAAAAAACAATCAATATGATCATACTTCTTTCGAAGTTCATCAAACGACATCATTGTGGCAGTTTTAGCCATTGGGCAGTCTCTTTTCCTTGACACATACAGGAAGTTGTCCACTCGCGTCAAGACTGCGAAGTGTACCAACACGAGCCTTCATAAGGCTCTGAATACGATTGCGCTTCATGCGTTCTTCACGCTTCTTATGAGCACGTTTAGTAAGACGTTGTTTTGAGTTAGGCATAATAATAATATACTCCGGTTTATTTATTCGTCAAGTAAATCGATTTTAGATTGAAGATCATCTAGTTTGTCAGTCATTTCTTCTAACTTATTAGTAAAGTCAATAAAGTTTTTAGATATAAGAATAGTTTCTAGTTGTTTGAGTCGTTGTACTAAATGTTCATTTTTAATCTCTAATTCTTTCATTCTAGCATTGAGTGCTTGATTGATAACAACTTGGTTTGACCCAGGTTCCCGTAAACCATTTATATCTGGATCATATTCATAATGTTTAGGTGATTTATACATTTTTTTAACTTGCTTGGCTTTATCCAAGGCTTTATCTAAATTTAACATCGGATCTTTCTTATAATATGACTTTGTTTTAATTGGATCTAAAACAATATCTTCCATAGAAAGATTAATTTTTTTAGATGAATCTGGGGGTGTTTCCATGCTCATATTATACACATATCTAATGAGAAGTCAAATAATAAATGCAAGAGGAGGGATTCGAACCTTCGTAGAAATTAATCATCACATTTACAGTGTGACCTCGTTGACCGCTTGAGTACTCTTGCGTAGTTTATTTAGGTGCCTTTTTAGGCTTTTTCTTTACTGGCTTCTTTTTAAAAATTGCTTCATAATTTTTGCCATATTGTTCCAAATTTACGTGTCTGGGGGAACTTCCCTTACCTGCACCGTTTGAACCATAAGTCATAGGGGAAGTATAGCATATAGAACTTTTGTGTCAACTAAATAATAATATGAAGAACAAAGGTTATTACGGTTGGATTCATTCCTTAAACGAAGCTGGTATGCAAGCCCATAAAAAGGGTATTGAGATGCTTGCAGAACAACATACACGTAAAGGTGAAATGCTCAATGAAGCTAAAAAGCCTAATCGTAGCCCCGAAGGAATGGCTGCAAAAAAAGCTCGTGAAACTGCAGATACCGCAAAGCGGCGTGAAAATAGAGAAGCTGCTGCTAAAGCGGCTGCTAATGCGGCACGTTCTGGTGAAGGCGAACTAAGTGATTTTGACTTTAGTGGATTTCAAGATAGAGTTGCAGAAGTTAGAGCTGAAAAACAAGCTGCTGGTAGTGGTGTTCAACGTGTAGAAACTGGGTTTCATGGAGCCAATGATGTTGATGATTCATATGACCCAACAGATCCAGATTCAGGTACAGAAGAAATTAGTAGACTTCCAGATTATGGTATGGATGCTGAAAGAGCAATAACTTCAAAAACAAGTATTCCTGCAGGAAATGCTAATGCTGTTGCAATGGATGCATCAGACTATGTAATGGGTGATGAAGAAGAACCAGAAGATGAAGGAAAATACGAACTTCCTAGCAAAAACTGGAAAACGTTCAAGGAATCAGTATCACAAAAGATTTCTAGAATGTTAAGAAATTAAAGATCTGGGTTTCCGATTTCCCGAGTCCATTCCCATTCTTGCCACAACATTCTAGCAAAGTCATCGTCAGGATCATGACGGCGCATTTCTAATTCTGCTAGACCCGGTGCTGAGATAGCAGCATCCATTTCCCACGATAGCCAAAACCACTCACCCTTTTTAAGAAGGTTGTTGGTAATCAGACATCGAATGTCTTTGGACATATTAGTTGATATACCAAGCAGTCAGACCACTGGCCAATGTTGGAATAGCGTATACTTGCATAGGTAAAATATATGGGCTTTGATTAACAATTAAACTAACTGATGCAGTTGATCCATCAAGCTTAAGCACATGTAGTGTTGATGCTGCAGTAGCAGCAACTCCTCCAGAAAACAAAATACCTTTGTGTTTTGGAAGTTTTGAAGAACCAAGTGAAAATGAATTTGCTTGAGCGTATTTGTCGTACATGTTACAAATATTTAGGAATTTTTAAATGATTCACTTGTCCAAAATACTTCGAGCCATTTAGGTTCATCAACAAAACTTGCCATCCAAACACATCTGTGTACCTTATCAATTTTTTTGAGTATTCCAACATGATATGAATTGGTTTCAGTATATTGATCAACTTTCACAACATATGGTGTTGTGGATTCAACTTTATTAATAAAAGTTTGAATATATTCAGGATATACTGGTTTTACAACAGGAGGAAGTAGTTTAGGCTTTCTTTTTCCGTATTTTGATGTTTTTCTTATTTTTGCCATTATTCTAAATATTTACATGAAAAAGTTGATTGAAGGTAATGTTTATAATGTTCAGCAAGTCAGTACATTGAAACCAGATTCTTCCAAAACTGGTTTAGATCAATGGACTTCCGATATGCGTAAACATGTAATGGAAAAATTACGTGGATACGCCCCAGAAAAGGTAGATCAAATCATTAAGTCTACCTTTGGTAATGTTATGACTTCAGAAAATATTTAAAGTTTGTGCCATTTTTGAATTATTATTAAAATGTTCATTAAATTGTTCTACCAATTTTTCCTTGTGGTCAACTAATTTGTTATATTCCTTTAAACTAGTTTTTCCATCGGTTTCAAACTTACCAATGTGCTTTAAAGTTTCACCGTAGTCATAGATCATTTCTTCCAATTTTTTGTTGGTCATAGTATAAATAGTATACGAGACATTACATAAAAGTCAAATAATGCATCCATTTTTACTCAACACTAGTATTACTTACACAGTTCTGATGCCAACCCAATTGTTTGGTATTATTGAAAATCCTGTGGTTGGCTATTGGAGACAAGGTGAAACATGGGGCAATCAAGCTGGTCTGACCTATATGTGGCATTATGTTAAGTTCCCTACTGGTATGCTTGGGCCAAAGGGTGCATGTTTAGATGCAGGTCAATATCCGAGAGCAGATGGGACAAACACACCTCCAAGCGTTGCAGAATGGCCTGCAATTGGGGATCAGAAAATGGCTGATATTAATTGGTCTTTAAGTCCATGGAATACATCAACTGGTTATATTGGAATGACATTTGGTTCTCCTGGTTTTGTAACAAAAGCAGATATTGATGATATCATACGCAACTATTCTCATATTCCAAATAAATATAGAACATTTTATCCACCAAGATCATGGAGAGCTTTAGATGGAATTGGTGGTGGTGTAATAGGTGTTACTGGAACAGAATTTGTTACTATCGATACTGTGGGTGGTACACAAACTTATCGTACTCATTGGTTAAAACGTAAAATAAATTTTCTTAGCACTGAATTAAATGCTGTATACAGATATATGGGTTTGTCTGGATTTACGTGTTCTGCTTTTGATATAGATGACGAATATTATAATTTTCCGGGCCCCGGTGATATGAGAGGCATAGGTACTATTGGATTACGTGATTCTGTTACTAATGGCGGCATTAGTTTTATGAGTAATTTAGTATATCCAGCAAATTCTGAAACAAGTTCCAGTTGGTATGCAAATTTTAATGGAATATGTGCTACTCCAAATTCATTAATATCGCAAGGAATTACATCCAATAGAGCTTTTCTTTTAATAAGAGGATTTACTACTGGTCGTAATCCAAATTGGAGACGTGTTGATGGTATGACGGCTCTTGGAAATTGTTCTGCTTCAGGAAATATTGCTTTAGGGGGAACTCCACTTGATGGGTGGTTTGGACAAGAATACTTTAGTTCGTGGAAAGATTGGGTTGGATATTTTATTACAGATCTTACTACAGATTTTAAACAAATAACTGGAATTTGTGCAGACAATTCTTTATCTGCTGCATATGACTATTTTAAGTCAAATGCTGAAATACATGATTATTCTAATCCAACACCAATTAGTCCAGCAAATGCTCCAACAATTTTAACAAAATCAGCTTCTGATTATGTTCCGTTTACTAGTACACCGATTCTTCGAGACTTAAATGTACTAAATTACTATTCATATAATGACCGTGCAAATAGTTTAGGTGGTGTATATACTGTTAATAGTTCAGTTGGTGGTGATATTTCTAGTATTCCACTATATGGTCAGGCCGAGGTTGATGTTTGGGCTAATGCTGAATACCTAATTGATAGGACATTAGATCAAAGAGGAAATAGTTATGGATTTGCCTTTGGTGGAAACACATTTGGTAAAGTTCTTGTTTCGGCATATGATTATTATATTGGTTTAAATACTAAATTTAGTGTTTCAAATCCTTCTTTATGGAATCAAAGTGATGCTCGTAAATGGTTACCGGCAAACTATCTTGATACACCTTCTCCTGGTCAGTTGGTAACATGTTTTACATGTGCTGAAACTCTTGGTAATTGTGGATTCTTTAAATTTGATCCAACGGGTATTAATGGGTCAAGTGCAGCAAATCAAAGTAAAGTTGGATTTGACCGAACACCATCATATATTGGTTGGCATTTTAATCCAGTATGGGGAATTAATGTTCAAACTTTTAATGGTGGTGCTACAATAGGCCCAGTAAATTATATTCCAATAAGAGGATTGGATATATTGAATGGTTTAACACTTGGTAAAGAATCAAAAAGAAAGCTGGGCAGTGGTCTAACTTGGAGTACATTAAGTGGTTCATTAGATCCATGTGGTAATCCAGTTCCAGGTAATACCTTACCAGCTGGCACAATTTATAATAACTATTGGACACATTGGTATCCAGTAGCATATATGTCTCTTCTCGAACAAGTAAAAATAGGAAGACATGTTGCTAAAGTAAATGTTGCTGATGCAGTAAATCAAAGAACTGATCCAATAAAATATCCAGGAATAACTGGTTCTATATGGACAAAAATCCAAAAACCAATTCAAGTATGGATTAGTACTCAAAAATATTTTACTAATGGTAGTGATGTATTTGATAATACCCCATTTGCTAATTACGTGTATATTCCACAAGGAATAACATTTAATTATACTTTAACAACATCGATGGCAACTGGTACTACATACGTCTACGGTGATATGGGACCAATGTATTATGAAAATATGAGACACCAATATTTAAATAAAGTTGGTAAGTTTGCATATTATAATCCACCAGACCATTATACCACTACCTCGATTTCAAATACTCCACCATATTTTACACAAAGTGGTCGTTTTCCAAGATATTATCCTGAAAATAATACTCAAAATCCACCAAGAGTTGGTGGTATAACATCATTTGGTGTTTGTGGTGCCATGATGCTTTCCGATGTTAAAAAAGTTAATACTGTGATTGATGAATGCAATACTGTTGGTAATGGTACTGTTAAAGAAACATTATATCTTGCTCCAGTAAATATGGATGAGAGATCATATTTGATATCTGGTGCACAAACAGTAAATACTCAGTTTCTTTGGCGTATTACATTTGCACACCCAGCAACAAATCCTGCACCCATTATAGTTCGTGGTATGTGCTCTGGTATTACTACAGCATACAATATTAGTGGAGTAACCGATTACATCAATAATCCAAATAATAAATTTGGTATATGGTGGAATAGTGGAATTGTAGAAATTCCAATTGTTGAAAATCCACCAATCCCTGAAGCACAAAGACTTAATACATTAAGTCTTCCAGAAAATCCAAAGTTCATGTTCAATGCAGAAACTACTGCTGAATCTAGAAACGTTGTTCCTAAAAATTATGTAAACCCAGATCTTTTCTGCACACTTGGTTCACCATATGGTTTTTGGAGACAAGCAGAGCGTTGGGGAAGTCAAAATGGTTTGACATATATGTGGCCCAATGTAGAATTTATTCGTGGAAATAGCGGACCAAGTCAAACTCAATTAAATGCAGGAATATTTCCAACATTCCCAACATCATCTACTATAACAACTGAAGGATGGACTGGTGTTGGAAATAATGCTAACCCTAATATTGATATTGATATGAATCAAGCTCCGTGGAATACTGCAACAGGATATATTGGATTAACCTTTGGTGCACCTGGTTTTTATACTAAGGATGGATTAGATAGAATAATTCGAGACTATAGTTGGATTCCAAACAAATATAGAGTTGTTATGGCAAGTAGATGGTGGAGAGCAGAATCCAACAGTCCAATAGCAGATACTGAAGTTGTTGCGTTGGGTGGTAATCGTATAGGTACTACTGCCTTTAAGACTCCATGGTTAAAACGTAAAATGAATTTCTTACGTGCAGAGCAAAAAGCAATATATTCATATATGGCTGGTAAGGGCTTTACCATGTCACATTATGATTTAGATGATGAAATATATGGTTATCTAGACTATCGTGGTATTGGTGTATCGGGATCAACTTTTATAAATGGAGTAACTGTTGCAAACCGTATTGGTGATCTTAATTTTTATCTAAAATGGCTTTATCCTAGTAATGGACCAACTGGATCTAAATGGTATTCAAACTTTTATGGTGCATGTGCTGCTCCAGATTGTTTTATTACTCGTGGTATTACTTCCATGCGAGCACATCTTTTGGCAAAGGGATTTACAACTAATACTTCAAATTGGAGATACGTTGAAGGTTTGACTGCAATAGGTGGATCTATTGATAATGTGCCCGGCAATCTTGCGGGTGATGGATCATTTGAAATTTTGGGATATGAACATCAGGCTGCAATTAAAGATTGGTATGCTGGTCACTGGACTGATATGGTAAATGATTTTAAATTATATAATGGAATAACTGCAGATAATTCATTATCAGGTGATTATGGGTATTACAAATTAAATAATGCAGTAATTAATTTTACAAATCCATCTTATACAAATAATTTTTATGTAAATAATACTAAAGATCATATTAGTGATGCATTAAATCGTACTAGTACTGATTATGTTCCATTTGTTACTAATAATATTACATCAGCATCTGATAAAAGAATGCAAGATTATTATCAGTATAATGATGCATTTAGTTTAGACTCATGTCAAAATGTATATACAGAACAAGTTGGTGATATTGGAGTAATACATGCCTACGGTGGTAATCAAGCAGATATTGATCCAGCTAGCAATGCTGCAAGAATTATTGATAGAAATTTAGATTGGAGAGGTAATACATACGGATTAGTAATTAATGGTATTACATATGGTAAAAATGTTGGTGGTTGGTACTCCTCTTGGGGAGCAATGAGGAGAAAATATGGAGATAATGCTCCAGAAGCAAGTACAGCATTTGCTAAAAAATGGGTACCAGCAAATTGGCTAGGAAACACTACCAATGCTCAAATAATTCAGTGTTACTCCTGTGCTGAAATAATGGGAAGTACTGGGTTCTTTCAATATGATCCTACAGGAGTTAGTTCTAGTGCTGCAAGTATAACTAAAGTTGGTTTTGATAGAGCACCACATTATGTTTCATGGCATTTAAATCCAGTATGGGGAATTAATGTTAATAGATTCGCCTCTGGTCAGGTTTCAGGTCCAGCAAATTATATACCACTATATGGACCGGATACATTAAATGGATTATCATTTGGAGGCAAGACCAAATATTGGACAGGAACAAATACTACTTTTTCAGTTGATAGAATAGATCCATGTGGTAATCCATTCCCAGCAAATCCGTTACCTGCTGGAACAATTTATAATCACTATTGGACTAACTGGTATCCAATGGGATATATGGCATTGATGACAGACATTAAGTGGGGAAGACAAGTAGCCAAGTCAAATGTAGCCAAAGCAATTTATGAAAGAAATGATCCAATAAATCATCCAAAGATACCCGGAAGTAATTGGTATGGAATACAAAAACCAATTAATACATGGGTTGCCCATCAAAGATGGACTACTGATGGTGAGCTAGACATCAGTAAGGAGGCGAACTCAAATTTGAATTCTTATTATATTCCTGAAGGATTAACATTTGGATATCGTACTGTAGTAGGTCAAGAAAGTTCATTATTAGCCGGTTTCACATTCATGTATGGTGAAGCAGGACCAATGTATTATGAAAATATACGTCACCAGTATTTAAATAAAACTGGAAGATATTCATATTGGAATCCTAGCACATATGATATGACTTCTTCAGATGGTACACCATTATCATATATGAATGAATCGGCATGTTTTGGTGGAAGAAGATACACTCAAGCACAAACATCTCCACAAAAAATTGGTGGTCTCACATGTATGGGTATATGTGGTGCTATTAAGATTGCACTAGCAAGAAAAATTAATAATGTTATTGGAGAATGTCAGACTATTGGTAATGGTACTGTATGGGAAACAACATATCTTGCTCCAATGAATATGGATGATCGATCATATGTGATCTCAGGTGCACAAAAGGTTGATGGTAACTATGTTTGGCGTATTACTTTTGCTCATCCAGCAACACAATCACCAATTATTGTAAGAGGATCTGTTAGTGGTATTACAACCGCGTATCATGTAAATGGTATTACAAATTATATTGATTCTCCAAATAATAAATTTGGTATATGGTGGACTACAGACCGTTATGAAATTCCTGTAGTTGAAAATCCTCCAGTATCAGAAGCAGAAAGATTAGGAGTTCTTAATCTTCCTGGAGCATCGGCGTTTAGTTATAACCCGTTAACAATGACACAGGCTGTGGAAGCTTTTAATGGTATTGAAATTGTTACTGATATTGTTAATCTATCTTTTAATGCTACAGATAGAGCCAAAACAATTCCACCGATGTTGGCTAACAATATTAAGTATGGTCAAGTAATATATGAGCAAGAGGTATCTGCATCCATTGGTGCAGACTTTACAGTAAATAAAGCATCATATCAAAATCTATTAAGAGCTTCTCTTAATCAATTTTATGGCAATACAACAGATAAAAATTACTTTGGTATAGACCCATATCATTTTGTTCTTGATTATGAAGGTAATATGACCAATTATATTGGTGGAGATGTGGATCCAATTGCTGGCTCATCATGTGCTAAAGCAATTAATATGCTTAATAATTTATTAGTTTATACAAAAGAAGTTTCTCCTAATTCTATAATATATCAATATAACTGCCCCTCAATGCCATATTACTTTGCATTTACTCCTGGTAATGCGTGTACATGGGCTGGAAAATCAAATGCAGTTTCACTTTTCCAATATGAAGCTGAAAAAACTAGATTAAAGAAACAACAGAAAAGTAAAATAGCACTATTTAAAGCTAACACAGATCGTGTAGATATGGAAGCATATCCAAAATATACAGATGCATTTAAATTTGCAAAGGATACTGATGCAGCTTCGTCACAACTTATATATAATAATACTTTAAGTGCTAGTCAAGAATTATTAAACAATTATCCAAAAACAATACCAACACAAATCTTTGGTAGCTTTACTGTAGCTGACGGTAGTGAATATGTATTAACTGGAACAGCTAGTAACGCAATAACAGGATATACTGGACTACAAAATTATCAATCACTGGTAAGCTTTACTCCTCATTTAGGAACATATACTCTTAAACCAGCAACTGATGCTGGTGTTAAGAAAATGTTTATATGGTACCCATTACAATATTTTATTAATATTTCTAAATTTGCAGCAGGAAATTGTTGGGGAGTATTGCCTGGTAATTTTGATGTACCTGGTGCATACATTTACCAAGCCAGAAAAGTATTTAATGATCTTTTGTTAGATACACAAACTATAGCATATGCAATTCCAGAAATATCAGGTATTTCAAAATTTGCATATCGATATGCACTACCTTTAAATGATGATGGTATTTGGGCTGGAACAAAGAGTGTAACACCTAGTAATATAGATCCTGGTGGAAGATTTGTAAATGTACAGAATCTAGCACTTCAAGCCGGAATATCTAAAACAGTTCAAATGGCGAGATTGTTTAAGTCTTATGCCGGAGATAGTGGACCACTGACAGAAGATTGTGCAACTGTTATTGCAAGAGGTACAACATATATTCAAGGGCTTACTGCATATACTGGAAATCTATCTTATATTCCATATGATCCAGATATATTTACATCAACTGATGCTGACATTGTATCTTTACTGTCTGGTGCAGCAAATAATTATTTACCAAAATTACCGGACGGTCACACGGCGGCAAGATATACCAGAGTCTATACAAATGCTGATGTTCCGGCTTATAATAGATATCCCAGTACTACAAAACCTTTAGGGCATTTATCTGATTGCAGTAATCCAATGATTACACAAATTGCTGCATTAACTGGTACTGACACAATTATAGGAGATTACCTTCGTTCAAAGGGATTTAATCTTGCATTTGGTTGGAAAATTGGTAACACAAGAGTTGCTGATGGACGGTTAATATCTCCTGGTACTGCAGGCAGTCAAGCAACTGCATTAGCTACTGCAAATGCTATTTTAACTGAAGTTTCTACTCACGTTCCATTTGAAAGATATGGTTGGACTATTAGTGAATGTGAATTTAGAGGATACACTGACGGCTATCAAGGGTTTGACCCATTAAATGATGGAAAATATCTAGGAACTGCATGGTATATTACTGGTGTAATTTCTATGATGGAGGCATTGGGTACTGCTGGTATGACAACTGGTCTAGAAACTAAATTAAGAGGAATAATGGAGGGTGAAGTATATGGTTTAGTTGCCAATTGGAAAGAAAAATATGGATGGTATACTAAAGGACAGTTTGCAGGAATGCCTGTTGGCTCAGGACAGCCAAATACAAATCAATGGATTGAACCTGCTGCTTCTTTAATCAATCTTACTTTATATCTTGGTGATAAGAAGTTTTTACCAGCATATAATCTTGGAGTTGCACTCTTAGCCGAATCATTCAACTATGAAAATGCTGATGGTTCTTTTTTAGAAGGATTTGGTTACGCTCAACAATCTGTTAGTCCTATGATTAACACGGTTAATTATACTAATGCAATTGGTGATTCGCGTTTAAGTGGTAGCGGATTTTTACAAAATTATTGGCAGTGGGCACAGGATAATATGTTACCCGGAAATCATATTATTAATTGTTCGGATAATAGAGGCAGTCAACCCCCAAATTATGTTACGTTTTATTATTGGCCTTCTATTATTGACGGTGCTTTAACGGCAGGAGCTACGGCATTAGCAAATATCAAATATCTGTATCCACCTACACTTGATCGGCTTTTAGATGGTGAACAAGCTATTAGATATGTTGCTGCTACTAAAGGTATTACTGCGGCATTAACTATGCCAAATTATAAATTTTATTCAAATCAACAAATGACAATTTGGAGAACTGGAAGAGACAGACCTTCAGCAATTGGAAATCCGTATAATGCTATTGATACGGGTACATTTGGTAATACTGCTACTCCCCATTATGCTATCTGGGCAAAGGGATCATCAATTAAAGAAGGACATAAGCATACTGATCAAGGTCAAATAAGTGTTTATCAAGGATATAAAGTTATTCTTATGGATTGTGGTATTGATTATGATGAATCAAATCCAAATTTATTACCTGGTATTAATATAGATATGTTACAACAGGCTACTGGTCATAATATGATGCAGGTTGATGCTGTAGATAAGAGTGTTCCAGTAAATGCCCCAATGACAATGACTACACTTGGTGCAACTGGTGGCAATATTACTATTAATGGAACATGTGCATATACCAATATAAACAACTGCACAAGAAATATCATATGGAATGCAAATGGTTTCAATAATCCACTAACAGTAAAAATTTCTGATACCTTTAATAAAACAACTGGAGTCTCGGCAGGAAGAGAAGTTTATAGATTCCACACAGGAAATACAAATGGAATGTCTATAACGGGAAGCGGAACTTCATGGACTGCTTCATGGGATAATGTTACAATGGGATTCACCAGTAATTTTGGTATTAATATAGTACAAACAGATTTTAATGATTTTACACAGTTAGTTGCAAGTAATATTCAAGGAACAATTGCTGCTACTAGAGTTCATAAAATGCTTAATATAAGTACCAATTCTACTATAACTGCAGGCGTTACATTCAGCTTAACTACAACAATGGTCGTTGAACCAACGATGCCAATCAATGCATTTGCATGGCAATGGCCAAACCCATGGGTTTGGTCTGGTAATGATTGGGTTAAGTCAGATAATACCAAAAACTTAATTGCCTTTAGCCAGGATTTGGGTACACAATCTATATAATAATTAATAAGTATTATTAAGGAATTTAAAAATTATGGGAACGACTACTTGTTGGATATATCAAAGCATTAAATCAGTTCAATCTGGAATAACTGCACCAGATGGTTCCACAACTGCTTTTGCTTTTGGTACTATTAATGCTGGTGGTTCTTATGCTTCTATAAGACAAGAACAATACGGATTAAAACCAGGAACAACTTATACTTTTTCTTATTTTAGAAATATAACTTTAGGTGTTACTGGTGGTTCTTTTAGATTTAGAAATATAACAGGATCTGTTGCAACTAATGATATTCAACCGGCTATTACGTTTACAGGAACTGGATGGCAAAGATATTCACATACTTTTGCAACACAAGCAACACAAACTGCATTAGATTCTTTTATTTTAAGCAGAAATAATTCTGCATCAGAAACTGCTGGAGTAACAGTATGTTTATGGGGAGCACAATTAGAGGAAGGTTCTACTGCAACCGGATATTCAAGAAGTACCGGCTTTAGAGATTCTCGTGGTGGATGTATTGGTGCCACAGGTCCAATATATGATTATGATGAGAATAAATGGTTGAATTATGGTGTATCAAATGGAATAGACTATGTTTCTCCATTAGTTAATTTTTATAGAATAAGTGGATGGGAAATCGATAATACTTCTGGGTGGACACAAAACTCAGAAATGACTAGAGTAATAAATCAATTAAAATACTTACCTGAATCTAAAAGATCATTTCAACCAACATTATTTAATAGAGATGATTGGTTTAAATTAACTGGTGATAAAACTGGTGCGACTGGTGCAGAATCTAGAAAATATTATGGAAATACATATCCATTTACTTCTTCTAATTCTAGTAATTTTTATCCAGGACCATGGAATGATAATGGAATTAGTGCAGGGTTATCTTTTTATAATCAATTATTAAATATTTTATCTGCGTCATCAGTAAAGCTTGATTATGTATTTCTCGACAATGAATCAAATTATGGTCAAAATTTTTCAATTGTTCCTGTTACCGGAGGAACAACTGGTTGGTTAAGAGATTCAAGATACACACAAACCTGGAGAGGATTGAGTTCATGGGCATCTCAAATGAGTGCAGCAGGAGTTACAATATCAAAAATTTCAGGACCAGCTGTTTCTCAATCTAATGATAAAGTAGCGTATCTGGTATGGAATAATATTACTAAACAATATCAAGCAACTGTATTGAATGAAATTGTTTCAAAACCAACTTTATCACAATATCCAAATTCAATAGTTTCAAATTATGCATATTGGAATTCTGGTACAGGTGCAACAGCCGCTGCTCCAGATGCATTTGGTCATCCACAGTATCAGAGTGCATATGTTGGAAATGCCACATCACCTGTTTTATATGGTGAAATTACACAAATTGATGCGAATGTTTCTCCTGGAAATGTAGTTGTTAATCCTAATGATCCAACATCTTTTATTTTAGCAGTATCTGGTGCAACTGGAGCAACTTTATCAAAAGGACCATGGACAAGTTTTACTATTGCTTTACAGGAACTCAGAAATGTAAAAAGAGCATCTCCAAACATTCCAATTACTCCTTGGATAGGATCAGTAAGATACGCAGGAATTCCATTTTATAATGTATCATCTTTAGCACCAACAGTTGGTTTTGCTGATATCAATAAAGGGTATAGTTCAGTTATGGGTTATACTACTGGTATGGCTGGTAATTCTGCATATTATTATGAATTGGTAAGACATATATGTTTAACTGGTGTTAAAGCTATTGGATATTGGAATAGTTCTTCATTTAGTGTATATGAAGGTGTTACTGAAACGAATGAGAGAGACTATTTTGCAAAAGGTATAACACAACATGTAAAAGACATTTCTTTATTAAATGAAACATTAAAAGAAGTTAATCTTAATACCGGTGGTTATAAATTAAATACAGCATCATCAGATAGAATTAGTTGGTTGGCAAAACAAATTACTAGTGGAACAGCAAAATCGTGGAATAATTATATTTGGCGAACAACAATTAAACCAGGAACAATATATGAACATACAACAACAGATAATACAAATTCTATTTTAAGTGGTTCGTGTGTTGGTAAATGGTTTAATACTACAACATCAACACCACCAGATGTAAGACCACTAGAATTAAAAGATGTATTTTATTTTCCTGGAGTTTTTTCTACTGATGGTTCACCGTTTGCACATGGTACGGGAACTCCTTATGCAAATTGGTTTGGTACAAATCGTTCAGTTGTTGCTGCATTCCAAGGAGATTTATATACCAGTAATGAGGCAACTACTAAGGTTGTAAATGGACGTGCATATGAATTTGAAATGGATCCAGCCAATCCAACCGTTACAAGTCCATGGCACAATGCAATATACGAAAACTGTATAGACCCATATATTTGGGGAGCAAGGAGTTTCACATTCTTCCAACCACATGGTCAAATTCCTCAAGTAGCATATCCATTCAATGAAGTAGTACGAAGAGCAGAAGGATACTATAGTAGTACTACTGATGCGTCTAAATCTCCGGCTCGTTGGAAAGGATTTACATCCGGTGTTCGTGCATTATTAGAAGGAAAATTGAATCCGGCAGGAGCATGTGCTGCAAAAACAGGATTTACGGCTATTAGTGAACCGTGCAATGTTCATGTATATCTTCCATCAACAAATGGTTATTGGGAAGATAGATTTGGTAATACTGCAGCAGGACCAGCAGGAGATACATTCTATCCAGGATCACTTGTATTCTGGGATAAGTGTTTTACAAATTCTGGTGGATCTACAACTGCTGCTAATAATTTATATTACGCTTCTGTAAACCAATGGCTTACTGAATTTATTAGTATGAAAAGCCCAAGTATAACTGCTGGTGTTTTATCATGTTCTATTGATGCTACTACATGTTCTGCAACTCCAAATACTGTAGGATTGTTTGCAACATTGCCAGCATACTATACTAGAGGAAATTCATATGAATTGACAGATTGGTATATTAGTCAAACATTAAGAGCAAATAATATTCCTGTATATTGTGAAGCAAGACCACAGAAAATATTTAAATTATTAAATTCTGGTATTACTTCTGGAGAAATTTCAAATATTCCTGGATTGTGTGGTGCTACTGCAATAAGTCAATGGACAAATCATTTGTGTGTTGAATATAATCTTTGGTATACTAGTCCAAATAATCCAGTATTGCCATCACCAGATATTAATTTTGCAGGAGCAATTCCAGATTCAGAAGTTCCTTCTGTTATGCGATATTCTCAAAATTCTGGACCAATACCAAACGATAGAGATCCTTATCAAATTCCACTAATTGTTGCTACTGGTGGTACTTCATACCTATTACCATATGGATTTACATCGTATCTTGATTCACCACAAAGAGCACTATTGGATTTATATAGTGCAAACGATGTATATCGTAAATTTAATAATCTAGCAAATACTGGGTTAACATTTAAAGGTGTAGCATATGATTATATGACAAGAGGAATGCTATTTACATCATACGGTGATTGGGCAAGAGGTTCATGTGGATGTAAAGAAATTAATCCAACTAATAATTCTGGAAGTTTGACTGGATATTATAGACCAGATACCGATAATGCAAGTGAAGGTAACAGAATTGGATATGGACCAACACAACCAAGAAAATTTGATCGTACAGCTTTTATAGCAAGTACAACAAATTATGCTAACAATGCCCAAGGCCAATCTGGATATTGGACATCTAGCGGTATCAGTTTCTGGAGAGCTAATGTTAAACAACCAACCTTTAATGGATTCTTGGAGATGTTAAAACAAGTCTCCTTAACTGGGTGTCCAAAATACGGTAATACTGCAGGGTGGACAGGTGCAACATATCCAAATGATTTCTATGGATTAGGTATATTCCCAAAATCTATGAGACCTTAAACAAAATACTAAATATTTCTATGAGTAACTCACAACAATTCAATTACGGTGTTTCAAAGATTGCCCAAGATATCAAGAAAAATGGTACAAGTAATTTTGTAACCATGGCTGCTAGTTATCTTGAGAATAAAAAAGTAAATACCCCAAGTAATCATATTGAAGGTAGCGAAGGATCACGTATCCAAACTCTATCTGAAAATACTGTTTATGGTGGTTTTCCAACAATTAAAAAATAATCTTTAATGATATCCCATGAAGGTAAAAAATGGGTTGTAAAAGACTCTACTGGTACGAAAGTCTTGGGAACTCATGGTTCCCAACAAGAAGCCCAAGCTCAACTTGCGGCTATTGAAATTTCAAAGAAAAAGAGAAAATCATTCAAGGAACATCTTGAAGAAGGAACTTCTCTAACATTAGCATATCATACTGAACTGAACCCACAGATCTGGGATGGTATGCAATTGAAGAAAGATATTAAGAATAAACTTCTTGATATCGGACAAACTTGGGTTGAATGGGTTGGACTTCCCCAGAGTGCTGTAAAAGATTATATTCTTGTTGGTGGTAATGCAAGTTATGCATATACATCATATTCAGATATTGATCTTCATATTCTTGTTGATAAAAGAAAAATTGATAATTGCCCAAATTTAATAGATGACTATCTTAAAGATAAGAAACAACTTTGGTCACTTACACACGATATAACCATTCTAGGACATGATGTTGAAGTATACGCTCAAGACATCAAAGAGCCTGTGCCACCTGACCAGGGGGCTTATAGCCTTAATAACGACCAATGGATCACTGAGCCGAAGCATCAAGAGGTAAATTTGAATGATCCTAGTATTGAAAAGAAGGTCAATGAATATATTGAAAAAATTGATGACCTTATTGCTTCAACAGCCGAAGATGAATCTTTTGATAAATTGAAAGAAAAGATTAGAAATATGAGAAGTTCTGGACTCAAAAAGTCTGGAGAAGTGAGTATTGAGAATATGGTATTCAAGGAACTCCGAAATAGGGGTTACCTGGATAAAATGAATGCGTACATCAAATCAACACAGGATAAACGTTTAAGTTTATAAATAATAATATGAATTACTTAGAACAATACTACAAAAATTTATGCGAACAACTTCAGTCCCAAATCGACCTTCTAGAGAAGCGATTTGATATTAGTAAATTCAAGAAATCCAAAAAGGGTGGCAAAAAGGACGAGAAAAAGGATGACAAGAAGTCTGGAAAGAAAGCCGATAAGAAGGCTAATAAAGACTACGATGGCGATGGTGAAGTAGAGTCATCAAAGGATGAATACTTTGGATCCAAGGATAAGGCTATTAAGAAGTCTATTGCCGATAAAAAGAAAAAGAAGAACCTCAAAGAAGGTAGAGAAATTTCTGGTGGTCAATTCACTTATGGTGGATTCCCAAAAATTTTAAATGAAGCATCAAAAGGTCCATCATCTGCAGATATGCTTCAAGATTTTTTAGATAATGATAAAGGTGGTGCAGCAGGTGGTTCAATTGATCCAGAAACACATGGTCAAATTGCTCAACATCTTAGCCAATTAATAAAAAAAGGAAGTTTAGATCAAGCTGATTCTTCGCATGTTGAAGGTCTTAAAGCAGCACATGAACTTTTAGGTGGAGGACCATTAGCTGACCATATTGAAGATGTTTTGGAACGTCTTGGTGATCAAGCACATGCACGTGGTGTTCAGTCTGATCAAAATCAAATGTACTTTAGAGGAAACAGATAAATCGTACTAAAATTTGAACCTTTAGTATGTCAGCCCCCGAGAAGTTCGGGGGTTGTTTCTTTTAATAAATAATATAGTATGAAACGATTTAAAGAATTTCTAGAAGAATCTGCTGCATGGCAACGCAAAGAAGGCAAGAATCCCGAAGGTGGATTGAATGCCAAAGGTGTTGCATCATATCGTAAAGAGAATCCTGGTTCTAAATTACAAACAGCAGTTACCACCAAACCATCTAAACTCAAGCCTGGATCAAAAGCAGCAAAAAGAAGAAAATCTTTTTGTGCAAGAATGGGTGGAATGCCCGGACCAATGAAAGATGAAAAGGGTAGACCAACTAGAAAAGCACTATCTTTAAGAAAATGGAATTGCTAATGAAATCCTTTAAACAATATTTACGTGAAGCCAATGATATCGTTCCAGCAAACACAAGTGTGAAACAAGAAGTGCACCCAGTTGCTACTATGCTTGGCTCATTAAAGAAATTTATCACAGGTCAAACAGGTGATATTCATCCGCATGATCAAAATATGGTAGCGCACATAGACACATTACTTAAACCTGAAAATAAAGAACATTTTGATTCTTTTATTGAAAAGGCAACAGTACTTGATGGACTAATGGGAGTTAGCCCTCAAGAGATATTTGATCAATTAAACATGAGTACTCTACACGCACACAATGTAGATGCTCCAAGAGAAATGAGAGATTCTCTTAGAGCACGACATGATGAGTTGAGAGATATGTTTGATGCTCAACAATCTTAATTGGTTGCTTGAACCCAATCTTGATGTACTAAATGGTTTCCACCATAGCCACCCTTGAGTAATGATACATCCCAAAGAATCTCATCACCAACCTTGATGTCTTCGGTTAACTTATCACCGATAGCAAGCACAGTACTCCAAATGAACTTAGACTTAGAACGCTCTTGGTAGATGATACCAAACTCGTTGGTCTTTTCTCCACCAAAAGTAGTCTTGACCCAAATGTATTTGCCAATAGGTTTAAACTTTGCCATATATATTTCCTTAACTAACTGAGGGTGAGAGAGTCGAACTCCCGACATTGGGAACCAAAGTCCCACGTTCTACCAACTGAACTAACCCTCAAAATCTGAACGGTTCTTCCTTCATAGTTATAGCCTTCATACGAACACGTTCTTCTTCGCACAGAGTAATAACTTGGCTTCCTGCAGAACATTGTGTTCCAGGTTTTCCTGTTACCTGGCATACACTATATGATCTCTTTTCATATTCATTGATTATATCAGTAGCCTTGCCCCACAGAGCAGTATCTTCAGTGAGAAAACTACAATAGAATCGAAGACCACCAAACTTTTCTTTAATCTGATCAATAGTAATACCAATCATAAAGTTTTCTTCATTTGGTGGATAATTGGCATATGACTCAACAAGTAATGGAGTCAGTTTAGAACACAGTTCATCAACAAGATCTACCCACCCATCAGGTAGATCAGACCACATTGCTTCTGACATATTCGCAAATATGAGTGGATGCTTCTCTGCAAGTTTTTTAATATTATTACTCATCTTTACCCTTTCCCCATCCTGTTCCGTGTTTGTATGCGTTGATGATATCGTCTGTATATTTACCTGATGCTTTTAATACTCGAATTTCTTCAGCAGCATCACGACAGATATCATAAACCTCTTGGTTTACTGTGCGCCATTTGTCAGCCATATTTCGCAATCTTGTTTCTATATCATTCATAGTGATCCTAATGGGATTTGAACCCATGTACTGAGATTGAAAGTCTCAGGTCCTAAACCAGGCTAGACGATAGGACCGTAATAGTATTATACATCAAGTTGTATGATATTCAATTTGTTTTTACTACCTTTGCCTATATTTTTTTGTCCTACTGGAAGATTTTGTTTTTCTTCATAGTGAAGAATTTTATGACAATTAGAACACAAACAATCACATTTTTGTATTTCTTCTAATACTTTTATCTTAGGATAAGCGGTAATCATTTGACCAACATTACCTATTTTAGTAGCAGGATCTCTGTGATGAAACTCCAAAACTCTAAAATCTTTAGTTTTGCATATTATGCAATGGTATTGTTTTTTAACACTTTCATACCACAACCGCCTTGTTTCTCTTCTCAAACGAGTTACAGTTACACAAGCTTTTTTTTGCATTTTTTTATTCCTTAGAAGCACAATCAATTTCTCTTTGTGCATCCTTGGCATAGAATGTCATCTTCATCTCATAGAAATCCCGTTCCTTTGTAAGAAACTGAATTCTCTCTGATGCTTCACGCAACAGATCACGAACTACCTTGTGAGCAAAATCTGAGTGCTCTTCAAGACGAGCCACAAGAGTAGATGCGTCATTGATTGGTGCATTATCGTTTGTTGGTGTCATTGTCATTGCAATCTTTTCTCCAAGTGTAGGTGGTTTAATTCTCATTGGTATTTTCCTTTCTAAACTTATTCATAAATTCACACTTACAATGTTGAAACTCAACGTCATCGGTATGAATGAGAAGACCATCCCATTCATCACACCAATGCCATCCATTTTTGAGTTCCTCTGCTGTGAGCATGACGATAAAATCCTCATCGTCAAATGGCTGCATCAGAAAGTCAAATCGTGCTTGAGTCATTCCGTGTTTTATAAATTCTTCATCAGCCATTGGTCTTTTCTTTCTCTGCTAACTTCAGAAAAATATCGTGGTGTTTGTCAAGAATCTTTTGATAACTATTTTTTACAGATTCACTGCGTTGATCTAACGCTTTGAAGCAATCCCAGTCATTGTCATGGGCATAATCTTCTGCTTTCATTTGGCAACCTGTTGGTTGTGTTCGTGTATACATGTCACAAAGATTTAACCTAGCCTCATCACGTTCTTCTCGTAACTTCTTGTTCATCAATCCAACAGGTTCGCAGGCGTTGCAGCAACCCTCAAAGCCCTCTTTGAGTTCTGTGATTACATTGTTAAGTCTAACAACCTCTTGACGAAGTTGTGTAACCTCTTCCCATAGCAGATCTGACAAAGGCAAAACTTTATCACCGTGATCATTGTCGCCTACGAAGTTAATAGCCATTAGAATTCTGATTCTTCCTCTTGCCACATTTTTTCAACTTGTTGATGAACAATATTAAAAAGTTCCATTGTCTTGTTTGCACATTCAAGACGAATTTCTCTACCAATTTCTACTTCATCTTTTGTTTTAGGATTATCAATCATATCCATGTCATCATCAAGAAGACCATCTAATAATTGATGAAGATCACTAAGTTGAGTTTCGTCAAGCGATATAGTATACCTTTTTTCCATTATTTTACTTTTCGTTAGAATCCAATTTTACGGAAGAAGCACAGGCTATTAAAGATAACGCAAAAAACAATTACCTTTGCTATAAAGATTGCGGACTTGATAATGGCGGTTTCTAGTGTAATTTTCATAGTTTATTTTCCTACAGTGATAGTGATTTTTTGACAAAGTTGCAGACTCATGAGAAACAATGTACTGGCAGCAAACGTGAGCATGGCTAAAATAGCCAAGTCAAGCAGTACAGAGAATACACCCGGTGGGGGCATTAGTGATAGAGTATAACGCTTATAAGCAGGCTTGGTAGTTTTATTTTTCATTTTAGTAGTCAATTTTATTCCTTCTGATTTTTTGAATTCTTCCATAACGGCGGCGAGCACAGGCAACGATTTTCTTGTACTCTAGAGCAGTACATTCAAAACCAAGATCAAAACTATTCTTACCC